GTAAAAAGACTGAAGAGTCGCGACAAGAAAATGTGTACACCAAGAAAGGACTCGGGTCGACACTTGGTATTTAAATTTCTCAGTACAAAGTAATAAATATGTCAGCTCTTGCTACTGGTGCTAAGGCTGCTACTGGTGTTGCTGACGTGGCCAAAATGTCAGATGAATTAGCGATGTTGAGTAAAGTTGCCGATGATACAAAAGCATTTCAGAAGGCTTTAAAATCGGGTCAAGGCTTTGATGATATATCTGATACTTCTAAACTTCTCAATAGAGTAGACGATGAAACATTTGATATGGCATTGACGAATAAACAATTTACAGACAATTTAAATAACGCAGCGAAGGCAAATCCCAAGGATTTTAAAGAAGCGTTATCAGGGATACAAGACACTAATAGATTGGCAGATATAGGTAAAAAATTAGATTCTGAAGCGATAGAAGCTCTTAAACAAGTTGACGGTGGAGATGATCTAGTTAAAAAACTTAAACCAAATTTCTTAGGACGAGTTAAAAACACTGGTACAAAACTGTTTAGAAATAGAACAACTCTCGCAAATTTAGATGAAGCAATTGAAAATTTAAGTAGGGTAACTAAAAACGTTGATAATCCACCAACTAACATTGACCAGGTTGGGGAAATTGCTAATAAAATTCCAAAAAATGCGGATGAAGCAAAACAAGCTGATGTCATATCAAAAGAAGTTGTTGCGGGTAATTCAGAAGATGTGAGGAAAAGTATAAAATCAGTTAACAAGATTTTAAAAGAAGGAAGTGAATCTTCCAATACTCTTAGAAAGGGTCTTGCAGAACTAGGAATTACACCTGGTTCGGTTGCTATCGGTGCAGGTGTCATAGTTCTTTTATGCATGGCATACGACACAGATAATCCTTTCACCGCCGTTGATCGTGCTTTAGATGACACTGGAAAGGTCGTGAAAGGTTTCAAGGAAGTGGCGGACTCCGCGGCCACGGCTGTTAAGGACACTGCAAAGGGTGGCTTCGACTTCATTTCTTTCGTCACTCAAAATTCGTGGATCTCTTTCGCTTGTTCGATCCTTTGTGTAATCCTATTATTCGCTTTATTCATGACGGGAATGTTAGGTTCCATGGGTGGAAATAATAGACGTTAAAAACCATTTGTAATTATCCCATCAACATTATACTTATACATATAAGTCAACTCCATGTCTTCTTTGTGTGTATATGTGTAAACCTTAATTTTATTTGAACGACAATAGGCTATAAAGTGATGATCCAAACATGTCCAGTGAAGCAAAACACATGATAAATTTCGGGTCAACGTATCAAACTCGTCATCAATAAATGTTGTTTCAAATGTCGATCCTTTGTTAAAGTGAATTGGTAAGTTGTATATGAGATTTCTATTGAAACTACAAAAGGTTACATTTTCTACTGGTTCTTTCTTGTAAAAATCTATTAACGCATTAACAAGTTTGGTATTATTTCCTTTTAAATCGAGAAACAGAGGTACGTCTTTGATTTCGGGTATCTCGTCATAGATTTCTCGTAGAGTATGAATATCTTTTTGCTTCAACTGTTTTGCAGTCATGTCCGATAGGAAATGGTTATCTATGTATGTATCATGAAATACCACAATCTCACCTGTATCACATAATTGAATGTCGATCTCTACCCCATCATATCCTCTGAACAATGCTTCCTTTATAGCTTGAACACTATTATCCTTGTACTTCAGAGAATATCCTCGATGAGCTATACACTTCATTAACTTAAAGAGATATTTAACTTTTAAGTTAATGATCCTTAGTATAGATGTTGGTATAAAGAATTTAGCAATCTGTTTACTCGATGAGGATCGTCAAAATGTAGTCGTTGAGTGGGATGTATCGGGTGTACCACCTCAACATAAAGATGGTGTTTATGTGTCACTGAGAAAACACTTAGATGAACGTCCATGGGTACTCGATGCAACAACGGTTCTTATAGAAAAACAACCTGATCGGAATAAAAAGATGGTATCCGTGATGCATTTCCTTCATGCATACTTCATCATCAAAAATCCGGATGCAGAGACAATCATATATGATGCACGTCATAAAATACCTGATGTTGCTGGTCCGGGGAAGGCACAATATCTGAAAAGGAAGAAGGTTTCCATCGAACGATGCGAACAGTTTATCCGCCAAAATGACGTAAACGCTCATTGGATAGATATATTCGTAAAATCCAAGAAGAAGGATGACCTGGCTGATACGGTTATGCAAGCTTTGAGTTTTGTAAATAGAGTTGAAATTACCCCGGCTGTTAAGAAGAAAAAGGTGACAAAACTTGTAGCTCGTAGACCAAATGAAAACCAAAAGCGTACAAAATATTCAAAATCTAATCTGGCGTGGATATACTTGAACGATAAGGACCACACAAAAACGAAAAGATTTGAAAAAGATCTCAAACGGTATTATAGAGATCTTGATGACTTGATTAAAGAAATAAACGGATAAATGAATATAATGGAAAAAGTTTTGGATCATGGCTTTGTTAGACTCGTTGATTACATGCCTCAACAAGATCTGGACTCGTCAATCGTTCAAGCAGCCCGAGTATCATATGGAGATGGGACAAAAACCTCTAGGGGGGATAGGGGTCTCATTCGATACCTTCTTAGGCACTGGCACACGACACCCTTTGAAATGGTGGAGTTCAAGTTTCACATCAAAATGCCCATATACATTGCAAGACAGCACATGCGACACCGTACCGCCAGTATAAACGAACTTTCTGCTCGATACTCTGTCGTACCAAAGGAGTATTACGAACCAGATGTTATCCGAGGTCAGTCGCAAGTGAATCATCAAGGATCTGAGGGTGTCGTCGAAATTGGTGGTGAACTTAACGACCGAGTGTCTAAGCACTTGGGTGGTTCGTTTGATGTATACCAGACGATGCTAGATTCTGGTGCTTGTCGTGAGCAGTCTAGGGGTGTCCTTCCTCAGTCCACTTACACAGAGTTCTATTGGAAGATCAACCTCCATAACCTACTTCATTATCTTCAGCTAAGGATGGAACCTGGTGCACAGAAGGAAATTAGAGACTATGCAACAGCCATCTACGAACTAGTTAAACCCCTAGTCCCTATCACCATGGAGGCGTTTGTAGATTTTAGGGTTAATGCTATACAACTTACTGGTCCTGAAATTGAAGCTATCGCTAATGGTACAACGATTGCTTCACCAGGGGAACGGCGCGAGTTTGAAGAAAAACTAAAGAGGTTAAAAATTAAATGTCCTTAGAATACAACAAACACAATGTTCGCCATTACAACTTCTCCAACTTGGTTCGCTCGCACAGATGACTTCAAGAAAGTCGGTAAAAAGATTCAAAAACAGCGTCAAACAGAGGTAGACAAGATCAAGGACAAGATTAGTGACATTGCTCGTGATGAGCAGAGGCGTGTCAAAGAGATTTTCAAGGAACATCAAGACATTTTTAAAAAGAACAAGGAGGCCCGCAAGGCTAGCAAGAAGTCTAAATCGATCGATCTTTACGAAAAGTAAGCCAAATAGCCACAATCACAGGTATTAAAGCTAGAGGTGAATCACTAACCCTCTCAGCTAATAATGCACATATTACACTGTATTGAACCACCCTTATTTCCTGTCTCGTTTTAATCATTGACCGTTTCATCGCTGCTCTCGACCTTTCCAATCCGAGAACAGTCGAGGTTATCTTCCCTATCTTGGAAGGGATTTCTGTAGTACTCATAATTATCTGACTTATATCGATAGAATCCAAGAATTGTTCTTGGATCATTGGCTCAAGATACGTGAAGTAATTAAACTCTGGGTCTAATTGAAGACAGATTCCTTCTATGAGAGAAAAGGACTTGGCTAGATATACAAAGCTTGTGGGTACAACAAATGGTTTCTCCATTGCTAATTCTACAGCTAATTCGTCATTCATGATGGCACCACCATCGAGTGTTTCCAGGTATCCAAGGATATTTTCAAAAAAAAGTTCAATATCCGAAACGTCTGACGATGTTGGTACAATGACACCTAGTCTTATAAGGATAGATACTATGCTTCTCGTATCACGTTGTATGATAGCAACAAACAGGTCTGCAAATCCCTGTTTCAGTTCATCACTGAGACCAATTAGTAAACCAAAATCATAGAAAACTAATTTTCCTGTTTTGGAAACACCAAGATTACCCGGGTGTGGATCTGCATGAAACAATCCCGATTCCATTGTCTGAATAACATACGAGTTTACAAGAGCTTCACACACCTTTTTCTTGTTTATCTTTTTGTCCGTTATTTCAGTGATCTTTTCTGTTGGTACATATTCCATTACAATCATTTCGTTGGTACAATATTTCTTATATACACGGGGGATCTTGATCCAGTCAACATCTTTCAACGACCTTCTGAACTTTATGGCATTTTCTACTTCCTGTTCATAATCAGCTTCGCCCAGTAGATATTCGATCGAGTCGTTAAGTACAAAGTTTGAACTAGATCCTGTATCAATACCTAGAGACTGAACAACAGTTAAAATTTTACGCACAGTGTTCGTATCAGATTTCATGATGTCATAGATCCCGGGTCTTTTTAATTTTACAACAACCTGTTTACCGTTATGCAGTTTAGCTCTGTGCACTTGCCCAATACTAGCAGATTTGAATGGGACCTCATCAAACTCTTTGAATATATCGGTGTTTATGACATCTTTTACAAGATTATAATCAAAGGGTGGTACATTATCTTGAAGAGATTCCAGCTCTCGTGTGAACTCGGGTGGGTACAGGTCACCTCTCGTACTCGCAATCTGTCCTAATTTTACAAACGTGGGGCCAAGTTCCAAAAGCTCATTCTTTGTCCATCTTCCAAGCTCCGCTTTGTCTTCGGTGAACTTCTCCTTCCAAATATATTTGGCGGCAAATTTCCAAGTTTTGATCTTTTGGTTTGGTGGCACCCTGATTGGAACCTGTTGTTGAGCTATACATAGCATATCCTAATTTATACCAGGTTTTTATTTCTTAAGTAAAACGAATAACGTCATATACCACGATAAAAGATATTTTGTAATATCAGAATGAAGATTCATATCATCGGTGCAGGACCGACGGGTATGTCTGTCGCGTGGGAACTGAAAAAATACACAGACCACGAAGTGTTCATGTACGACAAAAAACTTTCAGCTGGTGGTTCATGGTGGGAACCATCCCTGGAGACCAGAGATATTCACGCTCATCGTATAGTTTTCGATCGAGCATTCATTAACACAAGAAGTCTTTTGAAAGAAATGGGTATAGTTTGGGACGATATATTTGTAAAAGCTGAAACCGATAATGCTGACATTATAAAAAAACAGCTGTCGTCTAAAGACTATGCTTTACTGACTAGTTTAGCTGTCAAAGTACTTGTGATGCCATGGAAATATAAGAAGGTATCCGTGAAAGATGCGGTTGGAGAAATGTCCGAAGGAGGTCAAAAGCTTGTACAAGCAACCACATTAATTATTGATGGAGTACCTTGGGATGTCATGACCGCCTATGAGTTTGTTAAGAGCTTTGATCATACTGGTTTGTCATCCGCTTACAAGCCTAGGGGATCTTTCAAAATTATGAATGATGCCATGCAACAAGCATTGGTCGACAAAGGTGTTCACTTTGAATTTGGTGCTGAACTTCAAGACATTACATACCTAGATAATGGTTTTGCGGCTCAGTTTAAAAGTGGTATGGTCGTGAAAGAAGGTCTTCTCATTCTTTGTGTCGATAACAGTCCAGCTATCAGTCTTATGAAAGACAATTGGGGTGAAGATGCCATAGAAAAGATTGGACCAAGTACGTATGGTGCCATAACGGTTATGTTAGAATATGAAGAAGACATGGATATTCCAAGTGATCTTCAATATGTCATTGATACGGAGTTACATCTTCAACCAGTTGTTCTACCGGATAAACGAACCATAGCTTGTGTGATATGTGATTTAACTGATGAAGTTGTTCACATGGAAGAAGAGAAGTTGATCGAAAAAGTTATCGAACAACTTGGTCTCGTGCAACCAAAAGAAATCAGGATCGGGTGGGGGTCTACATGGGACGGAACAAAGTGGAAGTTTGATCAGTCATCGGGTGTATTAAATCCTAATGGTCAACTTCCCTTCTTTGGTAAATCTAAGAAGGTAGCCATGTGTGGTATGATGTCTCCGAGGAATACACCATATTCGAGTATAGAAGCAGCCGTTGAGGTTGGTCGTGCGTTCTGCAACAAGCAATTCGGAACACGTCGCCCATATGAACCTTTCATGATTACACACATCCTCATGCTACTTATAGTTTTATTAATCATATTAGTGTATAGGAGAAGACGATGAAGTTTATAGGAACAGTTCATGAACCAATGTATGAATTTAATGATAAAAAGTATATTCGTATTATAATTCCCACTAAATTATCCGAAATTGTCGATCAAATGCATACGAATAAATGGTACTTGCTTACAAATAAACACATCGATAACCCACTTGAAGGTAACATTCTAACTGTAAAGGTTCCATTTCGATATAGGAGAGTGATGTGTGAAGTCAAAGGACGTCCGATACAATCTCTTAAAACGGGAGATGAAGTCACTGTCGATGTAAATTTCAAAGGTGTGTGGAACGTAGGAAATTACTCGGGCTTTTCTTGGATACTCTCAAGCTGCTCGTCTTCTTCAGGTAATTGAATATCCTTCAATCCAGCTTTCTTAAAACCCTCAAAAGTAGAAAGCACACCCTGGAGCCTAAAAACTTCCTGTGAAAGTTCTTCTATATTCACACGAATCTTCTTAATATTCTCGTCAATGTTGATCGAAGGCATTATAATCAGTTAAAGTTTGTCCTCTTTAACTAATTAAGAATGACAACTCTTACGAGATCTGGTCTAATAATAGAAAATCCAACACCTGAAATTAAAAAGGAACTTACGGTAAGAGCACTCGTCAACAATGAATACGGATTTCCACCACCGCCTTTTAAAGTTTACAGAGCAGCTAAGAATGGAATCTGCGTTCCAAGATACTACGGAACTTATGTTCCACAATTGGACAAAAGACCAGCCCCCGTCAAAACCTCAATTAATTTTAAAGGGAAACTTAGAGACGAAACCAGACAAAACGATGCATTTAACGCCGCAATTCAAGCAGGCCATGGTGTCTTGTCTTTACCGTGTGGTTACGGTAAAACGACCGTATCCCTGGCCATAGCGTGTAAGCTTGGATATAGAACCATGATCATCGTACATAAACAATTCTTAGCTGATCAGTGGAGGGAAAGAATCAAACAGTTCTGTCCAGGTGCCACAATAGGAACGGTCCAACAAGAAAAGAAAGAAGTTGATTGTGATTTTGTTATTGCTATGCTTCAATCACTATCATTGAAGGAATATTCTTTTAGTGATTTCGATACCATAGGTACCGTTATCGTAGACGAAGCTCATCATATTTGTGCAAAGGTATTCAGTCAAAGTCTTTTCAAAATGTGTCCAAAACACATTTTTGGTCTATCAGCAACACCACATCGTAAAGACGGACTTAGTAAGGTTTTACATTGGTTTATGGGTCCTATATTTTTTGCAGTAGAGAGAGAAAACCAAGATCAAGTTGAAGTATTTTCAATCCAATATGAGTGTCCGATGTTTAAGAATCCACCTCCATGTACACGGAATGGTCAACTTTCGTTGGTGAATATGATTACCGAGCTTGTAGAGCATCGTGATAGAAATAGGATGTTGGTTAATCTTGTGAAGAAAGCATCTAGTGGAACTAGACAATTGTTAGTACTCAGTGACAGAAGACACCACTGTGAATTTCTTCATCAATGTTTTCCTAAAAGTTCAGGTCTTTACATGGGTGGTATGAAGGAGGTGGATCTGGAAGCGTCTTCAAAAAAGAAAATCATATTTGCAACATTCAGTCAAGCTCATGAAGGTTTAGATATTCCTACGTTAGATACTGTTATCCTTGCAACACCCAAATCCGATATTCAACAGTCTATAGGACGTGTCATGAGAGAAACGCCTGGAAAGCAAAACAATCCACATATTTATGATATTGTAGATCACTGGTCTATACTTTTTGCCATGTATAAGAAACGTCTCCGAGTTTACAAACAAGGTGGCTTCAACATAGATGCTGTCCAGGGACAAGAAGAAGACGAAAATCCTTTTCAGGGAAAGTGTTTATTTTTATAATCTGGTTAAGTAATAGATATGTCTGGTGCATTGATACAACTGGTAGCTAAAGGAGCCCAAGATGTTTTTTACATGAGTGGTGAAGGGATGTCTCTGTTTACCTCTAAATACACAAGACACACTAACTTTGCACAGGCCCCTAAAATGTTAAAAGAGATTTCATTAGCTGAAGATTCTTGTGTCATCCCAGCAAATGGTGATCTCCTAACTGGTTTATGGTTTGAAGGTACAAATCTCGTCGATGGGTTCCAAGATTCTACTATAGATCTTTATATCGGAGGCCAAAAAGTAGATTCACAACCATTTGATTTCATTAGTGATGTTTACCAAAATTATTTAGCTGATACATACACAAAGTCTCAGGAGATTAATAATAAATGTTCCGTGAGTAATACCAATTTTATTCCTCTAACATTCTTTTTCAATAGCAAAAGCTCTTACATTCCAATGGTTGCATTACAATATCATCAGGTGGAGATACGTGTTAAATTCAGAAAGAATATGAATAACACACCATTTACAGCCAAATTGTATGGTAATTTTGTATACTTAGATGCACCAGAAAGAAAACGTTTTACTTCTAACAAACATGATTTCATTGTGACACAAACACAAACTATAAGAGAAAAGATGATAACAGGCTACAACGATTATGATTTATCATCGTTTAATCACCCAGTCAAGTCTTTATTTTTTGGTATACCAACAAAATCGAGTAACGTCATAGAAGATCGTTTCACTTTTGACACAGCCGATATACTTTTAAACGGTACACATTTACTAGAAGGTATGACACCAACCTATTTCCACTCGGTACAAAATTACTACAAATCTGAATACGGAGTTTCTGGTTTTAATGAAGTTTATAACACTCCGTTTTACACAAGATATTACGCGTATCACTTTTGCACAAATGCATCAGACTATAAATCTACAGGAACCTGTAATTTCAGTAGGCTTGATAACGCCAACCTTCAGTTGAGAGATGTAAAGCTCGGTACTCTAAGAACTGGAGAAGACATACGAATTTACGCTGTGAATTTCAATGTGTTACGTGTCCAGGACGGAATGGCTGGAATTTTATTCGGAAACTAAAGTAGTAAACGATGGTTGGTAAAACGCCCCAAGTTCGAGAAATTGTCTTCAATGTTCTTGATGATAATGGCGAACGTACCGTAGTTGCAAAGGGTGCCACCACAGTAGATGTTGGTGATACACAACAACTTTTTACAAGGACTTCTAACCTTGAAGTTCTCAGTTCTAATAACTTTTCGAATATAAGCAATGTGCAAAGTAATATCGTAAGCATTGAAGCATTTTTAAGTCAGTTTACGGGTAGTACATATTCACCTCTTTTACTAACTTTACAAAATGACCACGTAAATAATGTTAGTCGTATTGATACATTAATTACTGATCTAACAGCAAATGCTCTTATTGTTGATGATACATATTCAAATGTAAGTATCCTTCAGACAGACACGGAATCTAATGCTGTACGTCTTACCAATTTGGAAAGTTATCATTTATCTAATGTTGCCAATATAAATGGAAACTTTTCGAATATTTCTATATTAAACGATAATTTAAATGATAATGTTACTCGTATAGAATCTCTTGAAGTTGATATCGGTGCTGTAACCAATTTTGGTGATATTACAGGTTTGCAAGCTAACGTGGCTGATTTGAGAAATCGTATAGTTCTATCTCCCGGACGAATTGGAGAGGATGCGGGTGCAGATGCTTCGAGTTCAGCTGTAGTTATTGGAGACCAAGCGGGTAATTTTGCAGGTAATCAATCTATAGCTCTGGGTAATTTATCAAATTACAATGTTAATGCACAACAAAGGACTGATACTGCACACTCTATTGTTATAAATGCAACAGGTGGTATTTTAGCCGCACCCAGAAATAATACACTTGTTATTGCTCCACTCCAAGAAGACAATAGTAATATCATTTGTATGTTGGGTTCTAACACTGAAACGAATGAAATAACTAGAACATCTTTATTGAAACTAACGAACTCGAATGTTAATATTTCAACAAATGTCAGTATTGCTAATGATACCATTTTCTTAAGATCCGATGGCACTGGTTCATTTGGTGGCGATATAGATATTAACCAAACTCTAGATGTGGGTGGTGCCTCCTCGTTTGGAGGAGCTATGACACTCAATAACAATCTAGAAACCATCGGTACCTCTTCGTTTGGTGGTAAAATGGAGGTCAACAACGACATTGATTGCAACGGTCAAAGTTTTATCATGAAAAACGATCAAAATCAAGATAAGATTATTTTTAGGGATAACGGTACAGGTTCATTTTCGAGTGGTGTTGATGTAAATGGATCTCTTGACGTGGGTAGTTCGTCTATATTTGGTGGATCTATGACAGTTAATAATAATCTTGAAATTACAGGTACATCTTCATTTGGTGGCAATATGACTATGAACAACAATGTTAATCAAACGGGTGGAAGCTTTTCTATGTTTAGTACTTTGCCAGATGCCTCTACCGAAACTAAAAATGTTGAAATACTTCGAAATGGAAATGGATCTTTCCTTAATACAATAGAGGCGGGTGCTATCAACTGCACAGGATCTGAAGGTTACGTGGATATTTACCACGCAACAGATAATACCGGCTTAAGGGTTGGTACAAGTAATGGTAATTTTAACGCTACTATAAACCAATTGGGTCAGGCTTCATTTGCTGGTGCGACACAAATCAATAATACTCTTACAGTAGCTGATCGTGCGACTATAAACGGTGGTTTAAGTGTTTCATCCACCGCTGCTTCTTCATTTGCAGGAACATGTTCGTTTGTTAGCACAACTTCATTCGGAGGTGCCATGACGGTGAACAACGATATATCAATTAAAAACACGAATCCTGGAGCCACTCATGCGAAATTTTCCATGTTCAGTACTTTGCCAGGTGCCTCCACCGAAACCGAAAATGTTAAAATAGATCGAGATGGAAATGGGTCTTTCCTTAATACAATAGAAGCGGGTGCTATCAACTGCACAGGAGTTAATGGATTCGTAGATATTTATTCAACTAATACCGGATTAAGGGTTGGTCAAAGTAGTGGTAATTTTAAAGCTACTATCAATGAAGTCGGTAATGGTTCATTTGCTGGTACCATGGACATAGGGGGTGATTCGACGACAGGTGGTGACATTCTTAGTGTCAATGGTAATACAATCTGGAATTATGATGGTGACGAAAGATGTAAATTGACGGCTGGTGACAACACTAGTAATAGTGAATTGTTGATTAGAGGTTCCGTTCTCGTAAATAATGGTACCATCACCAACGCTAGTATAAACGCCCTTGGTGATGGAGTTTTCCAAACGTTAACATGTGGTACATTCAACCACCCCACTTCTTCCACTTCCACGTTCAACTTTGGTGGAGAAATTCAATGCGTTGATATTGGTATAACCTCAGATGAACGCCTAAAGAGTGATATTAAGAAGATTCCTAAAGCTCTTGATAAAGTAAAAGAGCTTTCTGGATACACATATACAATTAACGAAAAACAATCTGCAGGTGTTATTGCTCAGGAAGTATTGAAGATTCTTCCAGAAACCGTCATAACGAAAGATGATGGTTACTATGGTGTAACGTATCATGGTCTCATAGGCCTTCTCATTGAAGCCGTAAAGGAATTGTCCGAAAAGGTTAAATAAACATTTCATTTTTCCCATGCTTATCAAATAAGTATGGCAAAAGTGAATAATTAACGATCTAAAGTGTCCATCAACGCAAGTGTTAACACACCAACAATGAAGAACATGACTACATAGTTACACTCTGTATCTTCCACTGTCGTCGGTTTCTTCTGAGGGACCGCAACCCGCCTTTGGGCTGGAGGAGCGACGGGCTCCTCCTCGATTGGACAGTAGCCTATCATTTATACTATGTCTACAGATTAATTTCTGTCTTCTTCTTTCTCCTCTTCCGACCAGAGCTTCCTGCAACATTTACTTCCTTCACCTCACCACCGGTAGACTCCCCCGAAATGGAAACGATGTCAGACACATTGTCATCCTCGTCAATTAGAGGAGGATCTTCACGAACAGTCTCAAGAGGCTTTGTGTTCATTGGTGGTGGAGGAGGCATCATAATACCTCCCATAAGAGACGAAATGTCGACACCAGGTCCCTTCATCTCATAGGGTCCATCTGGGTTATCTGGTGTACCCTGTGCCTGAGACTGAGCAGCTGTATTCTGCACCGCTGACATCATATTCTTGACTAGATCAGGGTTCTGCTTCAGTACATCATTAACATTGGGTATAGCTGCCTTGAACATGGAATTGGTAAGATGAAACATCATCGCTGAACCACCAAGCATCATGATCAACTTCACCTCTGGTGCCACGTTCACCTTGTTCCTATATTTCACATATAGTTCTTCGAAAACCCCGTCATAATCTTCAACTGACTCCATCACACTTTCAGACCAGCCTTCAAGCTGAATCTCGAAAGGGTTGTAACGTTTGTTAAGAAATTCAAGACCGGTGACACAAGCGACAAGCATACGCCTCGAGAAACGAATACTCTGATCGACTTCTATACCGTACGTGATACGCTTAACTTCTGTTCGAATCTCATCAATATTCGAATACATGTTGAGACGCTTATTGGTGTTTACACCCTTCTTCTCAAGACGTGCAAGCTTATTTAGTAAATCGGCTTTCTCTTCGTCAATAGAGGTGTATCCCTTAGATGGCTGCTCTTCAGTGTATCCACCAGTGCCACCTCCACCCATCCCCATATCGATGTCGTCATCCTGGAAGTCAGCATAGTCACCATAGTCTATTTCTTCAGCAGGAGGTTTAGGTGGGGCTGATTGTTTTGTGGGATTAGCGAACGCGTCGATCTCTTCCTGTCTGTTTACCGGAGGAGGCCTGGATGAAACCATAGGCCTGGGCCTGGGCTTGGGCCGCGAAGGCGGGGCAATTTGAATTTCATCCATCAGAGCCTGTTCATTTTCATCCAATTTAAGGATTTCGGTATCCCCCCGATCTAGGATAATCTCTTCGTCCATCTACTCTTTATAATGAAACTAAAGTACTATCTTTAACGCACTTTCATAAAAAATGTTACTTAATATTAAATGAAATTTAACCGTAATACCCTTTTGGTAATCCTCAGTGTAGTTGCCATCGGCTTTCTCATTCGCCGAACCGTGTTAAGCTGCTACCAACCCAGGCCCATTGAAATCGAACCCATCAATGAGGATTCGCTTCATGATCTTGAACATAAGCTCGAGTGTACTCCAGGTCACACTGCCGAGGGTAGCACATACACCAAGGCCCTCACTCCCGGTGGTCTCTGCAAGTCGGAGCAACTTGTGAGGGACCAGGCGAGTTATGCGATCGTAGATGGAATTGGTGGATCTTTAATCTAAACATACTGTAAATGACAACAGTTGCTGCTGTTAGATTAGATGTTCCCGATTTTGATTACGAGTACCACACTATTACTGTTGATACCATTGGTCAATCGAGTGCAAACACTTTTACAGCGTATCTCAACACACCTCTCAGGAATGTTGTACAAGCTCGTCTTCTAGGTGCACGTATCAAAACGATTCACAGCACAGAACACTGTTACATCTCGATAGATGAACTCGACAGTAATTTTGCCGATAGAGCAACGAAAGACCCCCCTCTTTCTACTTCTTCTCAGCCAGGGTTGTCTGTTTTACGAAACTCTTTTGCTAGTCTCATAAGTGAAACATCGGCAACTTCTGGAGATCAGGTCGTATCCTTCAAGGACAACTACATAGTTGCCCAGCAATTTTTAGATCCCATTGCCAAACTCGATCGTCTCACAGTTCATATTCGTGACGAGGATGGCAACACAATTAAGAATCCTTCTTCCGCAGGTAATAACTTTCTCGTACTTCGTTTTGTATGCAAAAAGTCGAACTTAAAATAAACCTTTCCTTATTGTAACTATGTCATCCGGTATAGTGAAACTCATCGCTATTGGTTCTCAAGATGAACATATTATGGGGAAGCCTGAAATTTCGTTTTTCAGTTCGACGTTTAAAAGACATTCAAACTTTTCACAGACCGTCGAAAAACAAATGATACAGGGGGCTGTGAATGGTGGTTCCATGTCAACTATCCGTTTCGAAAAAACAGGTGACCTTCTTGGTTATACATATTTCACTATCGATGATAACAACGCATCTCTGGATCACCCAGATTGGACACGTCTCATTGATTATTGCGAATTAATAATCGGGGGCCAGGTTATTGACACTATAGATTCAGTGTTTACAGAAAAAATTGCTATTGACACATTTGCTAACAATGTCAGTAAAAGCTCTAACGGTACTCACCCAGGTATAAGTGCTCGTTCATATTTTTATCCATTACGTTTCTTTTATTGTGAGTCTCCACAAATGGCTATACCACTTGTAGCCTTGAACTATCACAACGTGGAAGTACGCATTCATTGGGGGCCAGATGCTGGCAACTATAAGTGGTCCGCATACAGTAACTACTACTATTTAGACAATGAGGAGCGTGGAACTTTCGCTAGTCGAGATTTAGAAATGTTGATCTTCCAAGTCCAAAAGAATATTCCAAGCAACGAAACTATACAAGAGCTTCACTTTAATCACCCAGTCAAATATATTGCATCAAGTAACACATCTAGTTACAGTGCGTTAACTTCGTACAACAACAAAGTAAAAGTAACAATAAATGGTGTAGACATTGACGGGTATAAATGGGCTCGTCCACACTTTATAGAAGTCATGAATTATTACCATACTAATTTCGTTACGTCTCCAGACTTTTTCCTGTTCTGTTTCTGTCTCACAACAAGCCTTATGCAACCCACAGGAACTTTAAATTTCAGTAGATTAGATGATGCGAAAATATTCAGTGAAACAATGCCTATAACTGATCCAGTATATGCGGTAAACTACAATATCCTTAAGATTTCCAATGGGGTTGCCGGTTTGCTCTATGCCAATTAAAATACTAAGCTATATTAAATGGTGAAGAACTTAAGCACTATTGATCGCGGCACCAAGGTGAGATTTGGTCGTTGGCATAACGACGACCAGGCCGAAAATACGATTGTGATCAACGCTTCTGATACTCCAATTAATGCTGATCATGCAGGTCTTTTCATGAGTCCCATTCGAGTAGATGAAGGTGTAATCGTCACTTTGATGGGTGTTGATCATAGAACTGGAGAAGTCGTTGATTCCAATATTAACGCTCAAGCTGTACAAGGTCGTGAAATTGATTTCTATGCAAATTTAGGCAATGTAATTACATCAACAGTCGTGTATGAAGCAGATAACGCGTTAGTTACAACAGGTAATATAGGTATTTCAAATTTAGAACCTATTCACACGCTAGATGTTGGATCTAAATTTTCTGTAGATGAAACTGGAGCCAATGTTGTTACCATTCGGGGTGATTCATATATACAAGATAATCTCTTGGTAGGAGGAAACCTGGCTGTTAGGGGTACACTGACAACAATCGACACTGAAAACACAACCATTAAGGATGCTATTGTAGAGATTGGAAAAGGTAATACCACATCAGACGTGGGTTTTATCATGAACCGTCCAGGTTCAAATGTCGCTATGGGGTATCGTGACTCTGTTGATGAATTTGCTATCGCACACACAGATAGTAGTGCAAGCAGTACTACTATTGTCCCATCCGGAGAACTTATAGACGTTCGTGTCCATGGTCGTCTTCATACAAACTCAAGCTTATCTGTCGACACAAACCTATTACATGTTGATGCGGTAAGTGACCGTATCGGTATCAACACGTTGTTTCCACAATCTACCCTCGATGTTATAGGTGATGCTAAGATAGCTTCAAATCTAGCTGTTGGTACTGATGGATTGTATGTCGATACTACAACTTCACGTGTAGGTGTTAATACTACTTTACCTATAACCGATTTCCATGTAGAAGGTGAAGCCCTTATTACGGGTGATCTAAATGTAACAAGTAATGCTCTTATTTCTAATAATCTGAACGTCACACGCGATGTCATAGTTACTGAAAATGCTTACGTATCCAATAATCTGACGATCACAAAGGATGTTATAACTGAAGGTGAAATTTTTGCCAAGACCGATTTAACGGTTACCGAAAATGCTTACGTATCTAATAACTTAACAGTGACTAAAAATGTTTACGTATCTAATAACTTAACTGTAACTAAAAATATCATAACTGAAGGGGAAATCCTTGCAAAAACCAATTTAAGAGTCACTGAAAATGTATATGTTTCTAATAATCTGACAGTAACCAAGAATTTGACAACCGAAGGAGAAATATTTGCAAAAACAGACTTGACAGTCACCGAAAATGCCTACGTTTCTAATAACTTAACAGTAACCAATAATCTGACAACCGAAGGAGAGATTTTCGCTAAAACGGATTTGACAGTTACTGAAAACGTATACGTATCCAATAATCTGACAACTGAAGGAGAAATATTTGCAAAAACAGACTTGACAGTCACTGAAAATGTTTACGTATCCAATAACCTGACAACCGAAGGAGAGATTTTTGCTAAGACTGATCTAACAGTCACAGAAAATGCTTATGTTTCTAATAACTTAACTGTAACTAAAAATGTTATAGTATCCGGAGACGCATCAACAACTTCCAAAACAACCGGTGCTTTAACCGTTGTAGGAGGAGTAGGAGTCCAAGGCAATGTTCACGCAACACACGTAAACTTTGAAGATGCTGAAATTGATAGTATTACTGTTACGGATACAACTGCGTCTACATCTGTAACCACTGGTGCAGCTAAAATTACTGGTGGTCTAGGAGTTTCTGGAAATGTCTACGCATCGAATGTTATTGTCGCGGGTGACTCGTATGGTAAATTTACTAGTCCATTTTTAGCTAAAAGTGACACAACCACAGAAGGAGAAGCTTTTATGGAAAATTTAAATGCCGGTGAAATGACGACTCAATCTATATCCGTGGTTTATGACAATAATTCTAGTTTCAGTAGTCCAACAGCACATACTGCTCAAAATCCTATAGCTATTCAGTATTACGGCCTTAACTGGTTAGTATCGTCATATCCCGGTAATATTAACTCCTCGGGGGGTGAATATTTTAATTTTACTTTTGTAGAAGGATTTACATATATATTTGATATATCACATATATCTATCCGACCTCAGGCGTCAGGTCCTCACATAGGTTATTTTGGAATAACGGGTGACGATGGATATGGAAATATGTCAATTCCTTATGAATTCGGTGTTAAAACTGTCGGTGCACAAGGGTATCCCGGGGCACAATTTCGATGGACGGTTCCGCGGGGTGCATCAACTTTTCAAGGAAGAGGTGCCGGAACTCATCCAGGACCCGGTGTGTTTTCTTTATATACTAAGCCATACGTTGGTTATAGTGGTGCGAAGCCGAGTCAGACATATTGGCGAAGGATATATGTCATACCCAATCCGGATGATCATATTCTGACGGGTCAAACACATGTCCATGGGCTTCTTAATGCAGAGTCAGTAAACGTAACTGATACCACATCTTCTACATCCACAACCACAGGTGCGGTTAAAATTGCCGGAGGTTTAGGTGTTGTGGGTAATGTATATGCGGATACATTTTATGGTGATGGCAGTAATCTCACCGGTGCCTTTTCGATGACAAGTATTGCTACGACAGGGAATGTAAATGTCGGAGATAATATTTCGATCGGAGGATTAACTCAAAATAAAATTCCATATGTAGATGCGAATCAATATTTAGCCGATTCTCACATTACACATTCAACTGATGTGACAACAATAACATCTAACCTAGAAGTTTTAGGCAATATCGTGGTTGCTGGAAATTCATTCACCGTTGATTCAGAGAGTCTTGTAATCAATGATCGTGTCATAGGTATTGCCAACAACAACACGAGTCACTTGTTCGATGTTGGTATTGTGATGCAACATCCCGGTAAAAACATCGGGTTGATTCATCACGGAGTGGCAACTGAAAACGACCCACATGATCACACATTTACAATTGGTTACACACAAAACACAGTTACAGACAATCACATTCTTGATGACTCTAACTTAATCACAGTTGAGATACTTGGTAATCTTATTACACAAAACAACCTAACTGTTTCTCATGATGCAGTAATCTCTGGAAGTACACCAAGTACCTCTAAAACAACCGGTGCTTTACAAGTCGCTGGTGGTGTTGGTATAGTTGGAAACGTTTATGCGGAAAGTGGTGACTTTTCCAGTTTAGTAACAACATCTAATGTCGCAACCACAAATCTCACTGCCTCTGATACTATTCACACAACGAATATTAATATTGTTGATACCGTAACCACTACTAACGTCGCGACCACAAATCTCACTGCCTCTGATACCATTCACACAACAAACGTCGCTACAACAAATCTTACTGCTTCTGATACTATTCACACAACGAACTTGAACATCATTGACACTATAACCACTACTAACGTCGCTACAACAAACCTCACCGCCTCTGATACCATTCACACAACGAACTTGAACATCATTGACACTATAACAACTACTAATGTTGCTACAACAAACGTCACTGCTTCTGATACTATTCACACAGCAAATCTCACTGCCTCTGATACTGTCAGGGTAACCAATGGTCTCATTACCAACCTTGGTGGACTTACCAGGAAGACGTACAGTTATTCGAGTGGTACCATCACAGCCTCTACAACTCCCGAAATCAATGTCGTCTTCGCAAATCAGATGTTCTCCGCGAAGATTACAGCTCATCTAGTAGAACCCATAAGTAACATTAGTGTACTTAATTTAGATGTAACTGGTGGAACTGGTAGAGATATTGGAAAGGGTTTCTTAAGTATAACAGGTGATGAGAATTCAAAGCATTGGAATTCTACAATTGCAACTACAGATACAACTGTTACCTTAACACCTTCAGTCGGTCTTATCAGTAACGGTACATATGGTATACACGTCGAACATACTTCACCATTGGGTGTAGGTGGTGTAACAAGTATTGATAAGAATAATGTAGCAGAAACGACGTTTAATTACTAAATTTTATTTATCAGATTAAAATAGGATGGTAGCTTGGTCTATAAATAATCATTTTTTAACCCCACCAACGCACGCCGGAACTGGCAATGCAGTAAATTGCACAAAACTGAAATTTTCACACGTAAGAGACATGTATGACGGTCCTACGACGGGCATCACTAGATTAAGTGAATACATCCTCGGAGGTAAAACTAATCAACCAACTGTATATGTTAAAACTAATCATGGTGCCAGCGGCACCAGTATTTCGAATTATAACCCCATAAGCGAATACGGTACGGTTAACCAACATCATAATATACCCACGAGTTATTCTTCATCAAATCCCTTGAGATTATCTAATTTTCATAGTATAGGTAAAGAATACATAGAAGGTCCGTCAGCGACACACCATATATACACCGTCACACCAGGCTCATCCACACGTAAAAGAATGATAAGAGCAGTTATAGATCACATAGTATATAATAATAGCCTTAACGGTCTTAATGGTGATGACGGTGCAATAAAAGTAAATAATACCGACCCAGATGTAATTGTAATTGTTCACAACAGAAACACTCTATATGGTAGTGGAGGTGACGGAGGTGGGGGAGGTGGGGGAGGTGGCGGTAACACGAACCCCGGAGGAGGAGGTGGTGGAGGTAGTTTTACAAGCAATTCAACTGGGGGAGGAGGTGGTGGTGGACATAATGGGAGTGTTGGGAATGATGGGGACACCGGAGGCGATGGAGGTAATTGTGTTCAAATTATAAATGCCCCCTCGTCGGCGTCAACTGGTGGTCGAAATAGTACGAAATCAGTATATTTATTTAACGACAATTCCAACGGTGGTGACTTACAACCCGGAGGTGGGGGAGGAGGAGGTGGTGGTGGAGGAGGTGGTGGAGGATCTGGGGGTGGTGGAGGAGGTGGAGGGTTTGGTGAAGGTGGTTATAAATGGGATTACATGACCTGGTCTTGGGCCGACGCGTGGACGACATATCAAACAGACAACATTTCGGCAGGCTGGTATTCTATATACTACTCCAAGGTGAATATCAGTAAGAGTCCGCACGGCCAAATCTGGACGAGTGATTGGATGGTGCAGGCGAGCTACCTGCCACAAAATGCCTATCTCTCCGCTACGAGGATAGAGCCGGGAGGCACCGGTACAGCTTCAGGGGCGTTAATAAGAAATCTTAGTGCCGAGTCGACGTCGACGGCGACGGGATACTTCAATGGTGTCACGACAGACGGTGGTGCAACTTATCCCTGTGCCAGCAATTCGTGTAATGGTACGCGGAAGACTTATAGATGGGCATCAGAGTATCACAATCAGTATTCACTGTCAGACTTCGGTGATACTGTCACGGCGGGTGCAAATGGCGGGAATGGTGGAACTGGAGGAAGAGGTTCGGATGGGAAAACCGGCACAAAAGGGAAGCGAGCCGCGTATTACAACGGGACCACCATCATAGGCTCACCAAACCCCACGAGCCAATCAGGCTACCACGACCAAGGCAACCGGGCTGGGGTTAGTGGTGGTGCCGGTGGGTTAAACACAACCCCTAAGTGGACCAGTGGGGTGAACTCGGGTCACGCGACGGACGGTTCTAACAAATGTGTAGGTGCTAATGGGTCCAGGGGCGGTAATGGTGCTGCCGGAGGAAGAGGTGGATGGGGAGGGTCCGGAGGAAAGGGTGGATATTTTAACCAAAATGGCAACCCCACGGGGACCCCGTTCCCCGCCGTACATGGAGAGAATGGTGGCCAAGCCGAATTCGGCGTCAACCAGAACGTTGGAAATTTACGGAGTTGCAATCCAAACTACTACCCGGGGTGGGGTGTGGTGATGCCGGGTCAACGAGGTCCGGGCTACTCTGGTGCCGGTGGGGGAGGAGGCACCGGTGGGGGAGAAGGGCAACAAGGTGGGGGTGGTACTGCTGGCAGCAATTGGGCAGCAGATAACACGACGATCGCGACGTACGTCGAGACCCTGAACTTCTGATGATTATCTTGACATATAGTAAATGATACCACTCATTATCGGAGGTATTCTCATGTATGCCTTTTTTAATTCTCCAACAGAACAAGTACCAGGATCTAAAAATTTCCACATGTCTGATGGTGCATCAGCTGCTATGTATAAACTCATGAAAGAGCGTGGCATGTCTGACGAAAACCTTAGACGCTTCGTCATCATGGAGGATTATTTACTTGAACTCGAAAAGATATCTGTGTGTACAGGTATTCCCAGACTTGGTGAAGCTACGAGCATGTCACAACAAATTAAGGATTACTTTCTAGGATATGACTTTTCTTATCACACCTTTCATCTTAAACAAGTATCCGAACCTAGTAAAATCATAAACAAATTTGTGTCATGTTAATCAGACCTTCAAGAAGTTTGCGGTGTTTTTCACTCATGACAGTTTTAGGGTTATCAAAAATATGCATGATGAGATCGTTATCGTCTTTGGCGTCTTCATCATACATCTGTTCAACTGTTCGTAAATAATCGGCGATTACATAGACTATAGCATCAAGAAGTTCCTCTGATGCCATTTCAAGCCATGAATTCTTTTTCGTTCCCCACGTTACCGTATCGTCCATAACACGTACACCGTGACCATACTTAGATCTTCCTAAATCCAGGCGTTTAATAACATGTTCCCTGACAGTCATTTAACAGTTTACGTCAGTAAACTTTAACTAAGATTTTCATTTTTAAAAGTTGCGAATAACAATTTTTAAATATGAATTGTAATACTATTTATTAAAATACTTCGTATGAGTATTTAGTTGGAGAACGCGAGACCGCCCATACCGGATTGGATGCGAAGGACGTTGTAGTTGGTCGCGAACATGTTGAGGGAGGTCGCGGCATCGGTACCCATGCCGGACTTAACCTTGATGGCAACCTGAGCGTTGTCGATGCGGGAGAAGTTGCAAGTGCCGGTAGGCTGGTGCTCCTCGGGCTTGAGAGCGAAGGAGTACGCGTAGATACCAGGCATGGGGCAGCCAGAGTGGTGGTTGTAGGGCTGCACGGAGTTGAAGTACTTACCGGACTGCTCCTTGAACCTGTCCTGACCGTTGAGGACAAGCTTGAAGGTCTCGACGGGGCCGACGGCACCCTCGCCAGAGGCACCCTCCTCAATGAGGCGGAGGGAGGGGGCACCAGTGCCAGTACCGGTGGCGTAGAGAGGAACACCGGCGGCGTGGGTGAGGGGCACGAAGCAGTTGGAACCAGCGAGAACAGGGTTGGAGTTAACCTTTACCTCAGTCTGACCGACGTTGGAGGTGAAGTTCCAAAGCTTGGAACGAGTGACATCGGAGGCAGTCGCGGCGAACACGAGCTCCTTGATGGGGTGGTTGTACGAGAGGCGGACCTGCTTGGTCTGGCCGACAGTGAGGGCATCAACACCAGTGTGCTGAACCTGCTCAATGAGGTACTCGTGACCTTTTTGCGCAAAACGCCTACGCTCCTCAGTGTCAAGGTACACGTAGTTACCCCAAACCTTGAAGGTGTTAAGGTTGAAGTAGTCACCGAATTCGGAAGTTAAATCGAAATCAACGCGAACCTCGTGGTACTGCAGGGCAATTAGTGGGAGGTAAAGACCGGGATTGCGGTTAAAGAAGAAAATAAGAGGAAGGAAGACCTGACCCTTACCCGAGGTCATCTTACCCCAGTTAGCCTTCTTAGACTCATCGAGGTAGAGCTCGGAGTACATGCGCCACCAACGCTGGTAGTGTTTGTCAATACGCTGGCCACCGATTGATAATTCTGCGGTTTTGATCGCACGCTCGGCGACCCAGTTGCAGTCATCCGCGGCACCGGAAGCGGTAACGAGAGAATCCTTAGCGGAAAGCTCAACATACATGTCGCCAATAAGGTCACCGTTGCGGGCAACAGTCACAGAGATGCGGCCGTTGGCGGAAGGGTTTCCGTTGGTAGTCTGCTCGATGTTCTCCATCGCGAAGTTAGTGTGACGCTTGTAGACAGCCTGGAAAAAAGTAACCTTAGGGTTACCAGTCAGGTACACGTCCTGCGCGCCGTACGCTACGAGTTGCATAAGTCCACCCGCCATTTTGAAAGTTGTTTGTACTATATAGTAATATTTTTTTTTGGCCTGATATCGCACATGCGAAAAATAGACATTGGTCTTTTCTCGGTATACCTCAAATGTCTAGTGACCAAGAGCCTGAAATCGAGGAAGGTGAGATCCTCCCAGAGGAGGATGATGAACTTTTCATGGAGGAAGATGATGAGCCGAGTATCGATCTCCTCGATATTCTCACAACCCCAGATGGTGATACCGTATGCAGTGCCCTGGTAGCACTCGTACAGCAAGTCGCCACTCAAAATAAGATACTTATAAAGATCCTTGGAAAACTATCAGCTTAAAAATAACTGCCTTCTATTAGTAAATTGAGGGATGGAGACCCACTTCATATCCGAAGATGCAGACCAACATCAATCGAATATGGAAATTATTAAAAACCAGATCCAAACATTGGATAGTGAGCAACTCTTGAGTGTTCTCGAAGATGAAGAAAAGAACTGGGGACTACAAACAAAGAACAATACACGTGTATCCTTTGAACTTGGCTATCGCAAGTTCTTCAGGCCGGATGAAATCAACTTGAAAACCGGTAAACCATTTACGGTTAATTTGGAGGACGTTTCGACTACGCATATGAGATTCATCACACAGATGGGACAACTCTATCATCGTGCAGTGGCTTTGGAGATTGAGAAGTATGAACCCGAAGATGACGGTCTGAGTGTTGCTCGACGCATCAATCGTGTCATTGAACAAATTGATGATGCTTTTCAGATTGTTCATAGAGATACTCGCATCTACGAACGGATCAATAAACCTACGAAGGTCTTAAATGATGTTGAATCTGATCCATCCCATTTTCGTATCAACACATCCGAGATTGTTACACTCTCACCCTATCAGCAATCACTTATTTCTTTCTTAAATCATACATACATCAATAATATTAGGCGTTACAAGGGGTACTGTTGTACACAAATTGTTACAGCCGAAGGTTACACTACGCGTGCATGGAAGGCTGTGAGAACTGTAGAAGCCGAAGTCTATTTGTTCTCTCAAAAAGAAACGAACCGTGCGAATTGGGAGAATCTTACTTCTAAGGGATCGACTATAAATGATGTTATCCGTCACGCGTCTAAGTGTTACGATATTCAGTTTCCCGAAATTGTAAAAAATAGACATGTATGGAGTTTTAAAAATGGACTCTTCATTGGTAAAGAGTATGTACCTGCTACTGGTAAGTATAGGTCTAAGTTTTACAGCTACGATAGTAAAGAATATCAGTGTCTTGATCCAACTATTGTAAGCTGCAAGTACTTCGATCAAGTGTTCGATGGATATGAACACATAGAAGACTGGTGGGATATCCCTACACCGTATTTCCAAAGCATCCTTGATTATCAAGGCTTCGATAAGAATGTGGCTAAGTGGATGTATGTTATGGGTGGTCGTCTATGCTATGATGTCGGTGATCTAGATGGATGGCAGATTGCTATGTATTGCAAGGGTGTTGCGAGAACGGGAAAGAGTACTCTTCTTACAAACGTTTTCCAAAAATTTTATGAAGCTGAAGACGTTAAAACCTTGAGTTCCAACTCTGAGAAGCAGTTCGGTCTTTCGGCGATCTATGATGGGTTTATGTTTATTGCCCCAGAGTGTAAAACAAACATGAGTCTTAATCAGGCAGAGCTTCAGTCGATTATTAGTGGAGAAGATGTGAGCGTTGCAGTAAAGCACGAGAAGGCTAAGTCTATCAAGTGGGTTACACCAGGTTGTATGGCTGGTAACGAACTTCCGGACTATAAGGATGCATCTGGTTCCATTCTTCGACGTCTACTGGTGTTCGATTTCCCTAAGCAGGTAAAGGATAAGGATGCTGACCCTCATCTTAACAACAAGTTGGCGGGTGAAATTCCAGCGATTCTCTTGAAGTGTATTCGTGCATACATTGAATACGGACAAAAGTACGCAGATAAGGATGCATGGGCAGTTGTCCCAGCGTATTTCAAGAAGATCCAGAAACAGGTGGCCATGGTTACAAGCTCACTGACGAACTTCCTCGAGAGTAGTGCGGTGGACCGGGGAACGAAGCTCTTTGTGCCACAACAGGTGTTTACTCCAGCATACACCATTCACTGCACACAAACACTCAACCTTGGAAAGCCGCGATTCAATCCAGATACATATGCGGGGCCATTCAGCTCCTATGGTATTGAGGTGAGAGAAGAAGCCGTAACCTATAAGGGTCGCTCCTACAGAAAACAACCGGTGTTCTATGGTGTCGATGTGGTCGATGACAACGAAGAGATACTCAGAAACGGTTACTAAAAAAAATCCACTTGTATAGTAACATGGACGTCCAGGGTATGCGACGATTCGTAAAAAATTCAAATGTCGAAATCAGAACCGACAGTAACAGTAATAGTAACAATAACAATAATAACTTTGCTCGTGAACTTGAAAGTGTTATGGAAGTTGAGTCTAATAAACTCAATAAATACTTGAAGGAAAAGAATACCACAGAGTATGGCAACTTTGCACAGTTCTTAGATGACGAAGAGTTTGTTGTATCTGCGTTAAAGCCGGGTATGTTCAATGTGACCGTCAACAAAAATTTTGACAAAGAGGCTCGCTTAGATCTTAAAAAGATCTTGAGAAAACCCATTCGTCCAGCTGGAATTCTTGTCGGGAATATAAAGATCCAGGTAACTGAAATACGAGGTCTTTACGGGAGATTTCAAACCGGTTTCAGGAAGGATGCACAAGGGTCACAGGGTAACATAGACGGGTTCCAATTTTCTGCGGTTGATTTCAAGGCCCGTATGTTCGATTCTAGAGAGGAAAAGGGTATTAGTTTCACCGTTTATAGGAACGGTAAAATTAGGTATTCGGGTGGATTCTTGGGTATTAACAATATAACCAAACAACCCGACGCCATCAAGAAGTATATTGTAGACAATTATACTGATGGTCAGTTTTTCCTCTACAATCCAGCGTTTTACAATAATATCAGTGGCCAATTTAAAGTAAACGCAAAGTTTCGTAGCTTGAAGCGTATAGCGTCACCCTTAGCTGTCGCTCAATATGGAATCGAACCAACTTCCAGTTATGAACCCGAACTTTCTCCTATAGTCTATGTAGACTATAAAGGATTCAACTATAACATCACTGAAAATGGTATAATCCAAATACTTGGTATTTCTAATCCAGATGATCTCATCGAGGCGTATGAGAAGGGTTCACAACTTATGAAAAAGTTCAATAAGGGTGGAGAGTTCCTCTCGACAGGTCTCTTATATAAACCTGCTAAACGTGCAGTAAAGGGTAAAAAGTCTACATGCCCCAAATTACGCGTCCCTCCTTGCAAAAAGGGATTTTCTGCACGAAAGAATCCACAGGGTTTTGATTGCTGTTACAAAATTCCAAAGAAAACGCCTAAGCGTAAGGCAGCCCCCACCACACCACCTGTTAAGAAGTATAACGTAGCCATGACTAATAAACAAGAGTTGAAGATCAATGGTATATTATGTAGGCGTTTACCCAAAGAGGTTGTTATAAAAACTGCCCGGGATATGGGTATTGTGGGTGTCAGTAAAAAGAACACGGTTGCTGAAATCTGTAAGATGATTTCTATGGTTCAGCGTGTCAACCCAGTTGTCAATTCTATAAAGGTTGGTAACAAAAACATGAAAGTTACTGGTAAGAATAATACGTTCAGGTTAAGTAACAGGATATGCAAGACATACAAAAAGGAGAAACTCAAACAAATCGTTGACGCACTCAAAATCAAACGCACAAATAAAGAAACTGTGCCCCAGCTGTGTAGGATGATTGAAAAATACAAGCCAATGCAGAACCTTCGCAAAAAGATCGTAAGTGCATATGGTGCTGCATGGATTAACAAGTATAAGCCCTCGATAAACAGTGATGTGAAAGAACTTAGCAATAAAATAGCTACGACAAACGTTCTCAATGTTGACCAGTTGATCAAACGAACAGTAGCGGCTAAAAAGCGTGCGATGCGGCCCAGACCTCCTCCAGTCCCTAAACGGTCTACTCCTAATCGCAAACCTTCTCCTCCTAAAAAGAAGAATTCACCAAACAAAAAGAAGGTATCACCACCTAAGAAGAAAACCTCCCCTACCAAGTTCCCAAAAGGTACGAAAGTTGAATACTTATAATTATACTAAAACAATAACCTAAGTTAGCACTCGATTAGTGAATCACATTTCAAAATGTCGATACCTGATTCAGTAATTCGGGATACTTCACTTCACGAAGTCGTTCATGAACTTCCTCTAAACCGAGATGTGGCTGATCACATTCTCAGTTTTACAAACAAATATTTTACCTACAAAGATGACCCAGATCTATTCTGGTACACCCTCGGAAAGGAGACGTGTAATTTGACGATATTGGGGTACAACTGCTTCAGAAACGTACAACAGGCTTTTGGAAAATCTTCAAAATTTTCTAAAAGTATGGATATGCATAATGTTTTTATTGACTTCAAAGGTCATCTTGACAATATTCTCTGTGCTTCGTACGGTATAAACAGTGATGAAGAAAAAAAATTTCGTAAACGTTTTGGTGATATACCAATGACACATGTTTTCTACAACAATTCCGAATATATTGAACCACCATCATTGGGGTTGAGGTTCAAAAAATTCCTCACTGTTTTTGAAGAACGATACATACGGGTGTTTATCTCAAGGTTTAGAGAGTACCTGGATCATTTGTATACGGATATTGATACCATTTCTCTTACAGAAAAAATAGGGGAATGGAACTTTCCGAGATACATAAGGGAGAACAGGACTAAAATTAAAAAGCTTGTCGAAAAAACGAGGCGTAGACTTGACAAGATAGATCACTTTGTTAATGCTTAAATATAAGATTCTCATATTTAATAATGATAAGACGTCTTTTTGATATCTTCACAAAAGTAGATAAACCTGTATTGGGTCGATGGAGTCTTAAGACGTGTAACGAACTTTCAACTTCTATCAATTCTGTTTATCAAAATAGAGACCATTGTGGTGACACAATTTGCAAAACTCCAAAGAAGGCATCCGACTACAGAGACATAAAAAATAAATACGAAAAGTAAGTATGTACGAAGTATATACTGATGGAAGCTGTTTAGGAAATCCTGGTAGGGGTGGATGGGCCGCGATAAGCAATGAATTTAAGTTGTGTGGATCTCAACCTAATACTACAAACAATATAATGGAGATGACAGCTATCATCAAAGCACTCGAGCAGTGTACATGGATGGAAAAGAAAGAAGTGTGTATTATTACCGACAGTAACTATGTGAAGCAAGGAATAACTTCATGGATTCATAATTGGAAAAAAAATGGATGGAAAACCGCCAATGGCGGAGATGTAAAAAACAGGGAGCTGTGGGTTAAACTAGACAATGCGAGAGAAAAAATAACCATGATTGAGTGGAAGTGGGTAAAAGCTCATAACGGAAATCCTAAAAATGAAGAAGTGGACAAACTTGCCAGAGAATGTGCGAAAAATATATCAGCGTAATACAAGTTATGAGTAATGCCATCGATCAATGTGATGGATGGTGTGAAAAACAAGAAAGGCTTTTAATCAAATGGGCCGAGAAAGCGGCCGGGTATCGCTGGCTGCATAATCATGCACGTTTATATTACAAAAAACAAAATGATTGGCTGGCCTACCCATCTATCATAATAGCCTCAATAACAGGTGTAGGTGGTTTTGCTGTACTAAATCCTAGTGGCAATGATGGGGTAAGCAATGAAACAAAAACACGCATCATAATCATACAATATTTCTTTGCTTTCCTAAATGTGATTGCTGGTATTTTATCAAGTATTTCAAAATTCTCACAATCTTTACCGTTATCTGAAGCACACTCTTCCATGTGTGTTCAATGGTCCAAGTTTTATCGATCCATAGATATGGAAATTTCTCTTGATATCAGACATAGATCTGATGTTGTAGAATTTATCATGAAGTCAAGAGAGGAATACGACAAACTTCTTGATGAAGCTCCAGATATACCTGCGTTTTCTATACAAGCATTCATGGTTCAGTTTCCGGATAAAGAAAATAAGCCAGATGTATGTAACGGACTTTCAATTGTTGTAAGTGATGATGCAGCATCTATAACCTCTTCTAAACGTGCTGTTTCTCGTTGGTTAGGTGCGTTCTCAGCGATTACAAATAAACGTAAAAGCGGAGAAATACAACGAAAACAAAGCGGTATACAGATGGATGAGTTAGAAAATGTTTAGAATTCTTCGTTAAACTCTATATTTTCAGATTCATCGTCCAATTTTCCATAATCACCAACTCGCTTTTCAAAGAAGTTTGTTTTTCCATCCAATGAAATATTTTCCATAAAATCAAAGGGATTCTTCGAATTCCAAATCGTTGGGTGTCTAACTTGTTTTAAAAGACGATCAGACACATATTCAATATATTCCGACATTTTGTCAGAATTCATTCCTATGAGACTGCATGGGAGTGCATCTAAAATAAAACCCTTTTCAATCTCTACAGCTTCTTTGATAATTGTGTGGATAATGTCCTTTGAAGGTTTTTGTTGAAGCATATTAAATAATTCAACTGCAAATTCTTGATGAAGACCTTCATCACGACTGATAAGTTCATTACTGAAGCAGAGTCCTGGAAGCAACCCCCTCTTCTTCAACCAGAATATAGCACAGAATGAGCCACTGAAAAATATACCCTCTACACACGCAAATGCAAAAAGGCGTTCGGCGAAGGGTCTAGATTTATCAAACCACTTCATGGCCCATTTAGCTTTTCGTTCAATACACGGAATCGTTTGAATAGCTTGAAATAATTGCTTCTTTTCTGCCGAGTCTTTGATATATTTGTCAATTAGTTTACTATATGTTTCACCGTGTACCATCTCATTGTGACATTGATAAGCATAAAAGGAACGAGCTTCAGGGGCTTGTACTTCATCTGCAAAGTTATTGTTAATGTTTTCAAAGACAATTCCATCCGAGCCAGCGAAGAATGCCAATATATACTTTATGAACTTTTGTTCGTTATCCGTCAAGCTTTTCCAGTCTTCCATATCTTTTGAGAAATCAATCTCTTCGGCAGTCCAGTTAGACATTTGTGCCTTTTTGTAAAGGTCCCAAAGGTTCTGGTGCTTGAGGGGAAAAACTGTAAAACGATCTAACGTCGGTTCTAACAACGGTTCATATTCATCTTCGATGTACTCCTGGAATTCAAAATAGTTACCGATTCGACGATCGTTCACAAATATCTGAGGATAAGAGTCGAGTTTACCACCACATAACTTTTTCAGATCTTCTCGATCAATGTTTGTTTTTTCGAAATCGAGACCCTCTGATGTGCATAGTTTCGCGGCGGCCTCACATAGGTCACACCCATCCTTAGAGTAAATTTGAACTTTCATCTGTGTTATTTGCCCTGATTATTTTTTGTCCGAAAACTCTAAGTATGATTTCGTGCGAGAGCATACACCAGGATGATATTGTGAAAGTTTTAGTTAACGAAGATGGTATAGAAGACGAGATGTACGCGGTGGTGGGTATGAACACCGGAAATACGCTTGGATTAAAGTACCTTTCCCCAACAAACAAGATATACAAGTCGGCTTGTGTATATCAAATTGAAGACGGAGATTTAAGCCCAGCACCTTACGAAAGTGTATGTGAACACTATCCAAGCGGCACAACCTTTACAGATATTGGAATGAAGACTGTGGGTGAGAATATGTTCAGTATTTATGAGGAAATAGACATAGAAGACGATGATAGTGAAGTATACGAAGATCACGACGACTCGGACACCGATTCGGAGATGGCTGATTTCATTGTACCCGACAATGAGATAGATGGACAGCCCATAGAGGCACCACCCGGACAGGCTCTTATCGATAAAGAGTGGGATGAATGGAATCCATCTACTCCAGGTGCCAGGAGTTTCAAGGAAACTGTAGATATGATAGAAACTTATGCACGAAGTTTGTGAACCTAAGTGCGTTCTTCTCCAGAAATTTATTAATTCATAACCATTAGCATGGAATTGGCTGCTATATGGAATCAAGTTGACAAACTTATAAAAAAAGAAGATGAATTAAAGCCGGTTATTAATAGAAACATTTGTTCGGAATGTGAAGGAACAAAAGTAATTACACCAGAAGGACTTCCGGTATGCTCTTCGTGTGGACTCGTTGAAGATGGTTTCATTGACGAATCTCCCGAATGGACGAGTGGCATAGGAGAAGATGGTCGTGTGAACGATCCATCAAGATGCGGAAATCCCAACTCTAATCCTGAACTATTTTCACAAGCGTGGGGAAAAGGGACTGTTATGTCTACATCGGGTCCTGGACGAACAAGTTATGAAGTCAAGCGAATGGCTAAGATAAACTTTCACATGTCTATGAATCATAAAGATCGGTCACTTTTTCATGCGTATAAAGACATTGACGAGGCGTGTTACACATTACCAGAAACAATTCTTCGAGACGCTAAAATGATGTACAAGAAATTTGATGATAGCAAACTTACGAGGGGTGCAGTAAGAACCGGTATCAAGGGGAACTGCGTTTTATACGCGTGTCGTTTGGCTAAAGTTCCTCGCACAACGAAGGAAATTGCAGACATGTTTGGTATCCAAAGTAAAGATATCAGTCGCACAACACAGATTTTTAAAGAGACGATTATGGGAAAGACGGAGAAAAATTATACAACTCGACCATGTGATGTAGTGCATCGCTTACTTGGTAATTTCAACACAACACAAAATTACAGACCAATCTGTACGAAGTTGTGTAACGAAATTGAAGACTGTGTGGAACTCATGAGTAAAACCCCGAATAGCATAGCTTCAGCTGTTATTCTGATTATACTCAGAAACAACTTCACAAAAAGTGAAATCTGTTCGACATGTGGTGTTTCAGTTCCTACGGTAAACAAGATTGAAAGCATAATCAAAAAGCACTTAGAGGCTAAGGGTGTTAGTTATTAAAGATGGTCAAGATCTTCTTAGCAACTCCTTGCTATGGAGGTTTGTGTTTAGACAAATACATGATTAGCATTATCAAGTTGCAATTACTTTTGATTAATAAAGGTGTTCAACTCATGCTTGATACAACTGAAAACGAAAGTCTCGTTCATCGTGCACGTAACGTAAGCGTTGGTAGATTTATGCAGAAAACTGATGCAGAGTATTTTATGTTTATTGACGCCGACGTAGACTTTGACCCTGATTCTGTAGTAAAACTTTTAGAATCCGATCATGATATTGCCGTCGCTTGTTATCCAAAGAAAGTAGTTATGTGGGATCAAGCAGCTGAAGCCATTAAAAATGGCGATGATAGAAATATGGCAATGTTGTCGTCTAGTCTTGTTGTAAACATAGGCTCTAATCGACGATCGGTTGAAAATGGTTTCGTAGAAATTCTAGATGGACCAACGGGTTTTATGTTGATCAAACGCTCTGTATTTGAACGTATGCACGAAGAATATCCGGAACTTTGGTGTAAAAACGATCACCAAAATCGAGACTTTGATGACTATTGTGCTGTATTTGATTGTATGATTGATCCCGACACTCGTAGATATTTGTCAGAAGATTATGCATTTTGTCGCCGTTGGCAAAAAATGGGTGGAAAAATTCACGCCCATATTCACACTACCCTCGGACATATAGGCAATTTACCATTCTCGGGGTGCTTGAATGATAGGCTTAAGGTTTAAATTGTAATAGTAGATAATGAAGTTTGGAACTATAATTGTAACTCGATCAAAATCATGCCATGTTAAAACATTACACACCATTCTTCGAATGAATATTGCGTGTATTCAACATGGGCATAAGAATGAAATTTCCTTCGTAAACGATGACCCTTATGCAAAAGCTAAAGCCATCGAAAATCATATGAAAATCTGTGATAGGATTCTTTTTGTTGATTTCGGAATTAGTATGGACGAGAATAGTATCACAGAAGTTATCAAACCACACGAAGATATTGGGTGTCTCGTATTTCCAGGTGTCGTCGAGGGGATTGATTGGGACTCCTTCAAAGATAAAGTCCTAAAGGGTGTAGATGAGCCCACACACCAGATGGGTCTAAACTTTGATACAACTGTTGACGAGAAAGTTTCGAAGGATATTTACACGGTGAAGAACACTTCCTCTCGTGCATGGATTATGAACTGTGCATCGGTTACAGAATCTCTGAATAATTCCAAAAGTAACCGAAACTTTGGGGTCAATATGATCCCTCCTCGCATGGATATGATGTTCCTCAAGTTTCGTGAAAACGGTGTCAAAATTCACGCATTTACGGCAGCTAAGTTGACGATGACCTATGGTCACGAATGTATAAGTAACATTCTCAACGCTGCGGGTGTTAAAGCCAATTAAAGTTACAAATCCCGTGTTGAGTATGAATGACTACGTGAAGAAATTTATTCTCGACACGTGGGGTGTTAAAGACAGGTTTCCGGGACCCCAACCTGTCTCCATCGAATTGAAGCATTTTCCCATACTACAAAATAATCATTACGTCGTATGCGAAAAAACTGATGGTGTGCGTTATATGATGGTGGCCCTCATGTATGAGGGAAAGAAGCAATGTGTGTTTGTGAATAGAAACTTTGAAATGTTCACTGCACCATTGAATTTCAAAAAAAGTATTTTTAATGGAACTATACTTGATGGTGAGTTGTATGAAAATACATTCCTCGTATACGATGCGGTAATGACAGAAGGTGAAGTGATTGGTCAGAAACATTTCCTAGATCGATTGGATCATATGGAAAAAGTTGTCAAAGGTCTAATTGGGTTGAAATCAGATCGTGTGAAAGTAAAACTCAAAAAATTCCATGCGATGTGTGATTTTAAATCATTTATGCATGACTATCTACCCACTGTGAAAGAACGCATGGATGGTCTTATTTTCACACCTGTGTATGAGAAAGTATTGATGGGTACCCATGAAACCATGTTTAAATGGAAGCCAAAGGAAAAAAATACTGTCGATTTCATGGTCAAGAAGGATCAACGAGGCGTGTGGAGACTGTACGTTCAAGAAAAGGGGAAACTTTACATGGAAAGTGAAATACCTGCCGATAAAGTGGATCAGCTACCCCTTCTCGAAGAAGGTGCCATCCTCGAATGTCAGTACATGATTGATGATGTGCCAATGTGGTGGAAACCTATCCTACGAAGACACGATAAAACGTATCCTAACAACCGCAGAACTTTCTATAGAACGATAGTCAATATCAAAGAGGATATACGGATGGACGAGTTTTTAAAATGTACATGAGTACGTAGTAAGGAGCATTTTCGGGTAGTTCGTGTTTTTTAACTAGGTCATCATCTATGTAATACCATGTTTCATCGCGTTTAACAAATGCCGAATAATGTCCACCGTGTTGAATCCCCGCGTGAACCGATGTAGCAAACAATTCGTATACGTGATTATCGATTACTATGTTTTCGGTAATTTTTATGACTGATTTCTTGTCAAAGGACACCATTAAAACATTCGGGTACTCTGACAATAAATAACGTGTAGTAGCTACATTATGTACCACGTCATCGTCGTCTTTATAATCAGTTAATACATTCCACTTGAAACTTTCTTTCATCATTTCCCCAAAGTCATTGGAGTTTGAACAAAGTATGTGCATACTGAAAACTTCCTCTCGTTTTTTAGAACCACCCGGCCATACGGTCTCCTGAACCTTCTTTCCATAGAAGTAATGTTTCAAGAGTGGTACTGATCTTTCTATGATGTCTATGATACACAAGATAGCCTCCTGAACGTCGTGTTGTTCACCAACTTCGAATCTAGGAAAGTGTGTAATGAATTCCTTCAGTAACGGAGCAACATTGAATGTCGCTTGTATACTTTCATCCCAGTAATGACAGGTCAGTAATGAAAATAGTCGAGTAAATGCACAAGGTCCATCATAAGGTCTACGCGTGAAATACTCTTTCACCACTGGTATGTTCAGCATACATTGTAGGGCTGAGTTGAAATAGCATGTGTTTCCAACATTGATGATGCCATTCATTAAAATTCGCAAAGATAAAGAACTTAAGAAGAAGACGCGTTAGCATATAGATAAGTAAAAGTGAAGATGAATATCGAATCCGTATACAAGAAAGTGAACAAAGTGTTCGATGAGAACCAAAGCGATCCGCTGACGGAGGTTGAGATGCGTCTTGGCAAGTTTAACGGCAAGATGTTCGACACCAACGTTGGTAAGGATACTTTCGATCGTGTGTACCGTGCACTGACCAAGTATCAAGGGTGGGAAAAGGTTTTCACGACCCAAGAAGAAGTATTCTACCGTGACCGTGATAACATTCGCATGTCGATCGACGAAAATACCGGTGACCAGAAAATCATCCAGAAGTCTTCAATCCACAAGGAGGACATCAAGCGTATCAAGGGTGTACCTTACGACGTTCGCATCTCCTTCAGTAAAGAGACACCCGCTGAGATTGACGATTTTAGTGATATGGACCGAAAGCGAACCAAGCATCGTCAGTCATTCGTCCGCAAAAATCTCTCTATCGATCTCACCATGTCGACCGGTGATGCAGTTGATCTTGACGCCGAGGACATTACCGACTACCAGATCGAATTTGAAATTATCAACCCATCTGATGTTAAATCCAAGAACGAGCTTCTCAACATTATTCAAAAAGTGAACGATCTGTTTAAAGTTTTTTAGATATACCATGTTAGTCATGTAAAATGGTATAACCAATTGTAATAAATATTCAAACTATTTACAAACCAGCGGGGTGCTCGAAAGAGCCAGTTACATCCATACCCTCGAGTTCGAGACCAGAGTCAACGAGCTCGATCTTCTCCTCCTTCATTCCGGGAAGAGGAAGGGGAGCGTTCTTCATAGGCACGGGAACGACAGAAATCTTATCCTCCTCTTCCTCAACCTTCTTGCAGGGCTTCTTCTCCTTCTTAAGAAGCATGATACCCCACACAATTAGCATGAAAACAACGGTGTGTAATAAGAGACCACCGAACTTGGGGCAACCGTTAGGACCGGCAACCCACTGACCAAGAATACGACGCATAAGAATGAATGTCTGGGGGTTAGCAACCACGAAGAAAATTAACGCGGACATCAGAGAGATGACCAGTTTCTCCTGAGCCTTGGCCCCATTACATCCACAGCCACAGTCTTTAAAGATACCCATTATAAAATACCTGGAGAAAAAAATATGCTTAAAGTTTCGGATCCTATAAAATATATAACAACCAAACAATGTCGCTTGCCATCCAAAAGTTTTCCGATTTCAATGCCAACAACATTTCCTTCTCCAAGCTTCGCAAGAACAAGAACGGAGGAAAGGCTGTCTACCTTAACAGTAGCGACAACAAGAAGATCTTCGTTCAACTCCCTTTCATGCGTTCTCCTTACGGTCTCAGTGTCTATACTGATGAGACTAGTGGTCGCACCAGCTATTCTCTTGACCTTTCTTTCGACCCCGACAATGCGGAGTGTGCCCAGATCCTGAAGGCTATGACTGAGCTTGATGAGCTTATCGTCAACACCGTTGCCAACAACTCCAAGGAGTGGCTTGGAAAGAACTTCAATGTAGCGGTCCTGAAGGAGGCACTCTACAAGCCTATTGTTCGTCCCGGTAAGGAGCAGTATCCCTCTACTATGAAGCTCAAGATCCTCACCAAGAGTGACGGTTCCTTTGTTCCCGAGGCTTACAACATGAAGCGTGAGCGTGTCTCTCTAGACTCGATTGAGAAGGGCCAAAAGGTCGTAGCCATTATTGATCTCAACCAGATCTGGTTTATTGACAACAAATTTGGCTGTACGATCCGCTTGCAGCAGGTTCTCCTTGAGCAGTCTGAGAAGCTCCCTTCCTTTGCGTTCCAGGGACTTGATCTCCCCGAGGCTGATGTCGAGGTCGATGTTGAGGGTAGTGAGGACGAGCCCGAGATTGACGAAGATGCCGAGATTGATCAGTAAAAAAATATACATAAATATTAGATGAAAAACATAATCATAATTTCACTACTGTTTGGGATCATATATAGTTCATTAGAATCTGGACATTTTGATTTCAAAAGTGTGTTGGATCCATTTTATTTTTCTTTCACGACCATGAGTACCGTGGGTTACGGTGATTATACACCAAAAACAAATCTCGCAAAAGTTTTAGTCATGTGTCAACAGTCGTTACTTTTTAACGAATTTGTACAGGGGGCTAAAATGATTAAGTATTGATAAGAAGATCCTATATGAGAAACGATCTTCTCTTGAATACGTAACAATTTTCTAACTAATAGTAAGTATGTCTAATAAGAACATTGAGAGTAATCTCAAAAAATTACTCAAGGGTGAAAAGGCTTGTTATCCAGAGGAATTCTTGAAGGTTCCCAGTTACAACTCACCCACCCTTCGCACTGGTAAGGGTAAACCTATCAGTGAAGGTCAGTTTGGAAAGATGTATCGTGGAAGTATTAACGACAATGGTCGTAGGTATGTCGCGTACAAAGAAATAGATACATCTGATAGTACGAATGGTGCCTTCGAGTTTGAGTTCAAGGTTGCCCAAAAATTGAAGGAGTTTGCAGTCCCAGATGTGTACCTCTTTAAGAAGTGTCCCATCCAATATAAAACACCTCAAAAAATACGCACAGGGGGGAAACCTGGTTCCAAGATGGGAGCTTGGCTCGTCCCGGGAAAACGTAAAAAACCCAAGGATATTCTTTATATGGAACTACTTGACGCCAAGCCGTTTGATCGGTGGTGGCAAACCAATCCATCCCTGGATGCGATAAAGTCTGTAATCTTGCAGGTTTTTGACAATCTTTACCGAATTAATCAAAAATTTCCAGACTTCCGTCACCGTGATTTACATGGGGGAAATGTGATGGTTAATCCAAATGCTCTCACCACCCCATACACTTGGAAAGTTGACCTCGGTCGTAAAGTAATTCGAAACGATCCCGGTGGATCTTTTAGGAGTCGTATCGGTTCACCAGATATCAAAAAGTATAAGCGTACAAACGCTGGTGTGGAAGCGACTATTATTGATTTTGGTTTGTCTTATTGGTCTGATCGCATGCCAAATCCGGAAACGGCTGATGGTGGATACAAAAGTGCGGGTATATACGCGGATGGCCCGGGTACGATTCGTTATGATACACACAGGTTCTTGTATATCATTTACGCTAAGGTGCGACAACCACAAAATTCT